CTTTTAACGGACCGGATTCTAAATCGGCGGAGCGAACAAAACCAGAAGGGAAATAGCTGGAGGTGGATGGAACGAATTGGATCTACACCTATTACCAGCGAATTACCCAGGGACAAGAGCTGGTTGGGCGCTGGACACGACTAATTTATGAATATCTGATAAAGGGACTCGAATCGGGTCTCTTTTTCTTTGATGCCAAGCGTGCGAACGATGCCATTTCGTGGATGGAGCTGCACTGTTTCCACGTCAAGGGACCGCTCGCGCCTGGGAACCTTCAGCTGGAAATCTGGCAGAAGGCATTTGTCTCGGCGTTGTACGGAATCGTGGACGAAAACGGCAAGCGGCAGTTCTGGGAGGCACTTCTGGTCGTTGGCCGGAAGGATGGCAAGTCGCTGCTGGCGTCGGCAATCGCTGATTACGAGTTCCGGAACGGCGGCTATGGCTCGGAAGTGTACTGCGTGGCACCGAAGCTCGACCAGGCTGCCATCGTGTACGACACCACGTGGCAAATGGTGCTGCTCGATCCGGAATACAAGGAACTATTTGAGTACTGCGACGAGCGTGATGCCCGTGGCGTGAAGATACACGACAATTCGATGTTGCCGAAGAAGCGGAGATCAGACCTGTCGATTGTGGGAACCAATTCCACGATGAAAAAGGTCGCGTTCCAGGCAAAGACCGCAGACGGATTCAATCCGAGCCTGTGCATCTGTGACGAGATAGCAGCGTGGCCTGGTGATCGTGGCCTGAAAATGTACGAGGTCATGAAATCGGGCATGGGCGCGAGAGCTGGCGACGCACTTCTGCTGTCCATGACCACGTCCGGCTACGAGAACGACGGGATCTACGACGAGCTCATGAAACGAGCGACCAGGTTCCTACTCGGAGACAGTAACGAAAAGCGGTTTTTGCCGGTGATCTACATGATCGACGATCCGGACAAGTGGAACGACATCAACGAGATCCGGAAGGCGATGCCGCAGCTGGGCAAGTCGGTTCCGGTTGACTACATCCTGAATGAGATCTCCGTCGCGGAACAGAGCTTGTCAAAGAAGGCGGAGTTCCTGTGTAAGTACTGCTGCATTAAGCAGAACAGTTCGCAGGCGTGGCTGAACACGGTCGACGTGGAAAAGAACTTCAGCGGCGTCCCGTTAAAGTTCGAGGACTTTACAAGATGCTACGCAGTCACTGGCGTCGATCTCAGCCAGACGACGGACCTGACCTCAGCTGTGTGCATTGTAGAGAAGAACGAGAAGCAGTACGTCTTCGCACACTTCTGGATGCCGGCAGGGAAGATCGAGGAAGCAGCTGCCCGTGACAATGTTCCGTACAAGGCATTTGTCGCGCGTGGTCTCCTGTCTCCGTCCGGGGACAATTTCGTGGACTACCAAGACGTCTACCGTTGGTTCACGGATCTGATCGAGAAGTACAAGATCTATCCGCTGAAGCTCGGTTACGACCGCTACTCGGCGAGCTACCTGATACAAGACCTGAAGGCGTACGGCTACAACGTGGACGACGTCAACCAGGGCGAGAACTTAACACCTGTTATCAACGAGGTCGACGGCATGATCCGCGACGGTGCATTCGACTGTGGCGACAACGACCTCCTGAAGATACATTTCCTTAACTCAGCGCTGAAGCTGAACAACGAGACCAACCGGAAGAAGCTGGTCAAGATCTCCGCAACGCAGCGGATTGACGGTATGGCTGCCTTCCTGGATGCGATGACTGTCCGGCAGAAGTGGTGGAACGAGGTCGGCGGCCAGCTGAAGAACTCGAAGAGGTAAGAGATGGGACTTTTTTGTGTTTACGTTCACACGAATAAGGTGAACGGGAAAAAATATGTCGGCATTACCTCTCAAGACGTTGTTAAGCGGTGGAAGAACGGAAACGGGTACTACCAAAACGCGCACTTTTACAGAGCAATTCAAAAATACGGATGGGACAACTTCGAGCACGTGGTTGTGAAAACCAGTATTACAAAGGACGAAGCCTGCGAGCTTGAAAAGAATCTTATTCTCAAATACCACAGCAACGACTACCGGTATGGATATAACAGGTCGACCGGCGGAGAAAATCCAGCATCCGGAATTACACACACAACAGAAACAAAAATGAAGATGAGCGACGCACATAAAGGTGTCGCTTTTTCAGAAGAGCACAAAAAGCACATGAGCGAAGCCGCAAAAAAGCGCGGCAACGGGAGAACCGGGAAAACTGGTGCGATGTGTATGAAGTCCGGAATAGTCCAACAGATAGATATGGAGACCGGTGAGGTTATCGCTGAGTTTTACGGGTACCCAGAGATGCAGGAAAAAACCGGCTTTTCTATTTCACCAGTAAAAAGGGCGGCAAACGGAAAACAACGCCAGTCCTATGGATATCTGTGGAACTATACGATAAGGAGAAGCGAAAATGTCGCTGTTTGACAAGATTTTCAGGCCGCAGAAACTTGTGGCCGATCACTACTTCCGGACGCTGACGGCGTACGAACCTGTCTTCCGGAAGTGGCGTGGAGAGATCTACGAATCGGAGCTGGTGCGTGCAGCCATCGACGCAAAGGCGCGGCACATCTCGAAGCTGCAGGTGAAAATCCATGGCGCGGCACAGCCGAAGGTGCAGACGATTCTGAAAAAGCGTCCGAATCCGTTCCAGACCTGGTCGCAGTTCATGTACCGTGCGGCGACGATCCTGGATATGCAGAACACGTTGTTCATCGTGCCGATCCTCGACGTGGAAAACACTGTCACGGGCTTGTGGCTGTGTCTTCCGGAGAAGTGCAAGATTCTGGAAGACAAACGTGGCCGGCGCTATCTGGAATACGAGTTTGTGAACGGTCAGAAGGCTGCCGTGGAAATGGAACGTTGCGGAATCATGACCCGGTTCCAGTACCGTGACGACTTCTTCGGCGAGAAGCAGGGTGCGCTGGACGAACTTCTGGATCTCATCGGAATCGAGCGGCAGGGCATCAAGGAAGGCGTGAAGAGCGCGAGCACGTTCCGCTTCCTGGCACGGGCCACGAACTTCAAAGACCCGGAAGACCTCGCTCAGGAGCAGAAGAACTTCACGGCAAGGAACATGAACGCGGACGCTTCCGGGTTCCTGCTGTTCCCAAACACGTATGACGGCATCCAGCAGATCCAGAGCAAGGCGTACACCGTCAGCGCCGAGGAACAGAAGCTGATCCAGACGAACGTATTCAACTACTTCGGTGTCAATGAGGACGTAATACAGAACAAGGCATCCGGTCCGCAGCTGGATGCTCTTTTTGACGGTGCCATCGAGCCCTTTGCAATTCAGATGCAGGAGGTGTTGACCTTCATGCTCTTCACGGAGCTGGAGATCGGACACGGAGCGCACGTGGAAGTGGCTGCCAACAGATTGCAGTACATGAGCACCGGCGACAAGATCAATTTCATCGCACAGCTGTCTGATCGCGGAATGATCACTATCAACGAGGCACGCGAACTGATCAACTACACCGCGCTGCCGTCTGAGATCGGTGACCAGCTGCCGATCCGTGGCGAATACTACTTTGTCGGCGAAGGTAAACAGCCTGACCCGGAACCGGCACCAACGGAAAACACAGAGCCGGAGGTACCGGCGGAAGGAGAAGACAATGGCAATCAAGAATGATCGCGAGTACAGAATCATTCAGCTGCCGGAGATGCAGTTCCGTGCCGCTGAGCAGGAAGGCGAAGAGCCGCAGTACATCGTGGAAGGGTACGCGACTACTTACGACGATCCGTACACGTTATTTGAATACGACGGTGTGAAGTACCAGGAGAAGATCTCCCGTGACGCGCTGGCCGGTGCGGACATGGGCGACGTCATCTTCCTGTACAACCACGAGGGCATGGTCTATGCGCGTATGACGAATGGCACGCTGGAACTTGCCAGTGACGAAAGAGGACTCCATGTTCGGGCAGATCTTGGTTCGACCGAGGCCAGCCGGAATATGTTCGAATCCATAAAGGCCGGGCTTGTTACGCAGATGTCTTGGGCCTTCATAATTGCCAGTGATGAGTATGACGAGGACACGCATACGAGAACAATCACCGGCGTGAAGAAGGTCTATGACGTCAGCGCAGTGTCCATCCCGGCGAATCCGAGCACGGACATTTCCGCACGCAGCTACTGGGACGGAGTGATCTCAGCAGAACAGGAAAAGAGACGGAGAGATCTCGAGCGCGAGGAAAAGAAGGCCAGGATCAAAGACCTGCTGAAAGGAGCAAACTGATGACCATTGATGAGATGAAGCTGGAAGACATCCAGGCGCGGAAGGCTGAGATCGTTGAACGGAGAGATGCGATGGCAGCGGAGCTGGAGACGGCTGAAGACGATGCTCTGGACGCTCTTACAGCAGAAGCGCAGGAGCTGAACGACGAAGAGCGCCAGCTGAACGAGCGCGAGAATGCAATTTATCAGGCCGCAGAAGAGCGGCAGAAAGAGCTTCAGGACGTGATTGACCACGGCAAGGAGCTGAAATCATTTGAGGAGAATAAAACTATGACTAATGCTGAAGTCCGCAAGAGCATGGAATATGCCAATGCTTGGGCAAACTACATTAAGACCGGTGACGACAGCGAGTGCCGTGCGCTCCTGACCGAGAACGTTTCCGGTACTGTTCCGGTAGCGACCTATGCTGAGGATCGCGTCCGCACCGCGTGGAACCGTGACGGCATCATGCGTCTGGTTCGCAAAACTTACCTGAAGGGCAACCTGAAGATCGGCTGGGAGAAGTCCGCTGACGGTGCATATGTGCACACCGAAGCAGCCAACAGTGCTGTTACCGAAGAATCCCTGGTCCTTGGCGTGACCCAGCTTATTCCGCAGTCCATCAAGAAGTGGATCTCCATTTCTGATGAAGTGAAGGATATGAAGGGCACCGAGTTCCTTGACTACATCTACGACGAACTGACCTATCGTATTGCGAAGAAGGCTGCCGATACTCTTGTCGATGCCATCATCGCTTGCACGACCGGTGGTTCTGACAACCATCCGATGCAGAACTCCATCACGGCTACGACCGTGACTGTGGGTCTTGTTGCTCAGGCTATGGCGCAGATCTCTGACGAGGCTTCGAATCCGGTTGCGATCATGAACAAGCAGACCTGGGGCGAGTTCAAGAAGGCTCAGGCTACCAACAACTACGGCTACGATCCGTTCGAAGGTCTTCCGGTTGTCTTTAACGACCATCTTCCGGCATTCTCTGCTGCGACGACTGGGGTCTGCTACGCGATCGTCGGTGACCTTGGCGTAGGTGCTCAGGCTAACTTCCCGAACGGCGAAGAAATCGAAATCAAGGTCGACGAGATCTCCAAGATGGAATATGACCTCGTCCGCATCCTTGGTCGTGAGTACGTCGGTGTCGGTGTCGTCGGCCCGAACGCGTTCTGCCTGATCAAACACTAATTCACAATCTAATCAGGAGGCCAAAATGAAAGTATTCATCGCTGTGCCGTCAATGGACACGTTGCCGGCGCTGTTCTGTCAATCGCTTGCACTGCTGCGTAGAGCCGGAGACACACAGATCGGGTTCGAAGTCGGGTCGCTGGTCTACAATGCCAGGAACAATCTGGCCCGTCAGGCTATCAAGGCCGAAGCGGACTGGGTGTTATGGCTCGACTCCGACATGGTATTTGGTCCGGATCTACTGCAGCGGATGCTGGCGGTCTGCACCGAGAACGATATCGACTTCCTGACGGCGATCTGTTTCCGCAGAAAACCGCCATATACACCGTGCCTGTTCGACCGGCTGGAGAAAACCGAGAACGGTGCCAGCTACACGGCGCTTTTGTCGGTGCCTGATGGCCGGTTCAAGGTCGGTGGCTGTGGTTTTGCAGGTGTTCTTATGTCAACGGACGTACTGCTCAGCGTGGCGACCAAGTTTGAAGGCAGAATGTTCGATCCGCTGCCGGGTTTCGGCGAAGACGTGAGCTTTTGCTGGCGTGCTCGGCAGTGTGGTTACGACATCTGGGCCGATTCGGCGATTGAGATGGGCCACGTAGGCAGCTGCATCGTTACGCGCGGCTATTTCGAAGCCTACAACAACGTGAAAGAGGATAAAAATGCTGGAGAAATGCAAGTTAGCGCTGAGGATCAGCACTGATGTATTTGATGCAGAGCTGCTGGATCTGATTGCGGCTGGCATCGCGGACGTGCAGCACGCCGGTCCGCAGTTCGAATACACTGCGACGGCAAACGACTACACGATTGACGATCCGCTTGCGTCCAGGGCCGTGATCATGTATGTGCGGACATATTTCGGTTCGCCAGCTGATTTCGACCGGTTAAAGGCAGCGTATGACGAGATGAAAGGCCAGCTTCGGGAGTCCTCCGGTTATGGATTGGAGGCCCTGTGATGTATGTGGCGATCAACTTGCTGAAAAATACCCAGATCGTTGACCAGTACGGTGACCTGAAGGACGTAATCGTACGGCGCCAGGTATTTGCCGAGGAACTGTCGGTCGGAATGACGGAAGTTTACCAGGCGATGGCAGTCGGTTTCAAACCGGAAGTCAAATTCCGGCTGGAGAACTGGATGGACTACCAAGGCGAAGAGCTCGTGGAGTTCAAACCGTTTGCCAGGAATGACACAAGGCTGCTGCGAGTTCTGAGAACGTACCGGGACGGTGAACGGCTGGAGCTGGTGTGCTACGAGGACATCAACCAGCCGATCGCTCCGGAACCGGAAGGAGCTGAGGGATAAATGCCGACACCGAAGAGCCAGACCAAGATCAAGTTCAAAGACGGGCAGACAGAGGTCACGTACGAGAGCAACCTGGACGCGACGCAGTACTTCCTGTATGAGCTGAACCGGGCCGCGCTCAGGGACGTGGGCAAGTACGTTGCGAAGGTGTTCCGGAACGCGTACTACCAGCATTTCGAAAAGCATACCGGCGACGGTGGCAAGGCGACCAAGTACAAGGTCGTTTCCGGCAAGTCAACGACTTCGCCGCGTGTACAGATCGGGCTGAAGACCGGGCAGGTCGAAGGCTTTTACGCGTATTTCCAGGAACTCGGAACGAGCAGGCAACCGAAACTCGGTCTGCTGACGCACGCGGTCGAGGATAATGTTGCGGAGATCATCAAGATCGAATCGCAGTACCTGGACGGCCTGAATGACGAAGCAGCTGCTCTGGAGGCGCTGGTGAACGAGAACGATTACGACGGTGACGCAGATGGCGATGAGTAATTACTTACGAAAAACGGTCATTGACCGGTTAAACGACATAAAGACCCAGTACGGGATCAACGAGATCAGTTACCGAGTGGCGAACGACGAGAATATGTTTCCGCACATCGTTGTGGACTTCCCTTCGATCACGCCGACGGACATGGGCCGCGAAGACTTCCTGATGGACATCCACATTTGGACGCAGGACAACTACGAAGCGTTCGAGATCATGGATGCCGTCCGGAACCTGTTCGAGTTCTATAACGCACCGGACGAGAACATCCTTTCGACGTTTTACGAGCTGAGCGGCGGCCAGATCGACGATCCTGACAAAAAAATCTGTCACCTGGTACTTAGAGCACAAGGCCAGGTGTATGAGGACGGCGTGACAGACGCCGGAATTCTCGGAGAGGAGTAAACAATGGCACTTACTATTAAGGGCACCGGCATCGTCACGACCGCTGACTTCAAGGATGTTGTTTGGACTGGCAAGACGAAGAATGGTAAGTCGGTGACAATCACGCTGAAGAACGCGATCAACAAAGGGAACATCGACCTGTCCTTCGTGGAAAAGGATGACACGGTCGCCCAGCTCGTTCTGACTGCGGCATATTCGAACACGGACTACATGGTCTCCACGGCTGGCGACTATGAAGAGCCCTGGACGATCACCTACGCCGGTGGCAATTCCGACACGGCAGCCGGTACGATCCTGCTCGGCGCTGGCGTGGTCTCCATTGGCGGCGTGGATGTAGCGCTGACCCGTGGCGGCTCGCAGTTCACCGTTGAGCGCGAGTTCCGGAACATCAATGCGGACGGTGACCGTGGTACCGTTAAGGACCGCGTGGTCATCGACGGCTCGGAAGCTACTCTGACGCTCAATGCGTTGACGTTCCTGACCCACATGGCGGACGCGTTTGCGGCCATCAACGTGGCGACGACGTAATTCAACTGGGCAGGGCCAAAAACTCTGCCCTTCTTTTTTCAGGAGGCGAATAAATGAGGCAATTAAACGGTCACGATGTATTTATGGCGCTCAAGGTGCTGCAGAAGATCGGCGTCAAGGATGAGCTGGTCAACTTTGCTGTGTACCTGAACGAGCAGAAACAGAAAGAGGACGACAAGGACAAATTACAGCAGCAGCTGGGCGCAAAACTGATCTTCGGTGTTCTTTCCAACTGCGGCGACGAAGAAGCGGAGAAGGCGTTTTTCGCGTTCCTGGCTGGACCTCTGGAATCTACACCGACCGCACTCGCGGCCATGGACCTGATGGACCTGATCGAGGTCGTCGAGGAATGGATCGGCACAGTCGACAAGGAGCGCTGGAAGGCTTTTTTTACCTCGCTGGGGGACCTGACAAAGAAACTGGGCTAATAGATCTGTTAGCGGTCCGGTACGGTTGGAGCGTGGAAAGCATCAGCAGTCTTGATGTGGCCACGATGTACGAGCTCGTAAAGAAGACCAAAGAGGAAAACGAGCGCAAAAAGCTCCGGGAAGAATGGCTGGCACAGTTGCCGTTCATGGCGTTGAAGATGCTGAAATTCACCGATTTTGAGTCCTACGCAGGGCAGCGGATGAGTACCAGTATCGACACAAGGCCGGCGTCGGAGATCCTGAAGGAAGTCGAAGAGGTTCGGAGGGAAATTCGCGGAGAATGAAGGTTTGCCCGGCTTGTAAGAGGAAGCTCCCGGAAACGGAATTCTATAGGAAAAAGAACGGGCTCCAGCACATTTGCAAGGAATGTAAGAAGAGACAAAACGGTGCGTACCGGGAACGAAACCGGGACAAGGTCCGAGCGCTCGACCGGGAGTATTACCGGAGACACCGCGAGGCAAAGATAAAAAGGGTGAAGATAGGACAACAGCGGCGGCGACAAACTGCCGCTTCTTTATTGGCCGACTTTACTGACGAACAATGGCAAAGCGCACTGGAAGCGTTCGGCAACCGGTGCGCATATTGCGG